GATGTTTCTTTTTGCGGGGGTTGAGTGTGTTACTATCTCTGATAAAGTAGTTAGTATGAAATTTATCAATGATAGATATGATTATTTTCTTTACGACAATATCTTTTCTGTGAAAATGGTTAATTTTAGTTCATATATTGACGCAGTTGATGTTGTAACGAATGATGCTATATACGCTGAAACTTCAGATCCAAAATATTCTGTTGTTATTGGTGATATTACAATTTACGGACAAGATACAAAAGAGTTAATTTGGTCTTTGGCAAAAATTATTGAAGGATAACAAGATATTTAATCATAACCATGGAGGACAACGAATTGGAAATTCTAAGTGGATCACCTATACTAACGAATTGGATAATAAAATATGATACTTGGGGTATGCCCCAGTTTATTCAAGGGGTTCTAGTTGGAGACATGAGTGAAACTAAATTAAATGGATCAACTGTTAGTATTCATGATATTGAAATTATGGATATTCCGGGTAGTTTTATTCAGACATCTTCAGGACAAAAGGTAAACCTACTTGGTGTTGGTAGAAAAATTATATTTGAACCAGAAACTATTTTTGGTGTAAAAGCTATTGAAGACACAAATTAATTCTTGACGATTTGGGTTATTGCGCTTATTGGTGGAATTGCTTTGGCCGAAGATGGGAATGAAAAGGCTAACCATTGGGGTCTTGGTACAGGTTGGTTAGTTATTGGAATGTGTCTTATGTCTTTTTTGTCATGGGCTTCTGAAAGGTGTTAGGAGAATAAAATGATAAACGTAATCTGGCACCAAGGTAAAATTTGGAAGCGGAGAACGAAGAATCTAACAACTGGAGAGATTGAATGTCAAGTATGTGGGAAGCTCACTAAGATCCCCAAATTGACCGATAAACACTTCAATGAAGAGTACCTATGTAGGAGTTGCAAAAAGGAAAAGAATGCAGAAGAGAAGACGGTAAGTGCTCCTAAGAAGAAGGCAAAACCAAAGGCACGATGGGCAATTGATTGCCCACATAGGAATTTCTTCGCATGTAAAGTAGCTAGTGGTTGTGTTGGGTGTTATTATAATCCAGATATGAAAACTGCTCTCATGTTGAAGCAGGAGGATGACCCAAAGAAAAACAAAACTAATGATTGGTTTTATGGTAACAAGGCACATGTAAAGAAAGCATTGAAGATGCTTGCTGATATCAAAACAGGAAAGGGTCTTCGTAAGGGTGGACGAAGGTGTTATTTTAAACATTCAAAGAAAGAGGAATACTAATGGGTATTATACAACGTGATCTTGAATTGGTATATAATCTTGGCGAAGTGTCTGGAATGGCAAAACTTCTTAATGGTAAACGGGATTATGACAGCGAAAGTAAAGAAGCAATAAAAAAGATGACAAAATTAATTGAATCAAAAATAAACAATGCGTATAGTCGTGGATATAATGATGGTTTGGATTATTGTATTGGGCTGAAAGAATAATAACACAACTATCATCAAATACCCATATTAACACCCTTTTGACTATTTAAGTTAAAGGGTGTTTTTTTATGGAACAAGTTAAGCTAACAAGAGAGATAATGGTCCAAGAGATACTGAAATGTACTCAGAGTCCAGAATATTATCTTTTAAATTATGGTAAGGTACGTAACCCAAGAAGTGGTATTATGCCATTTAGGTTATATGAGTATCAAAAGAAGTGTATTAGAGACTATCAAAACCATAGATTTAATATCTCTCTAAAGAGTAGGCAGACAGGGTTATCGACAGTTACCGCAGGATATATTGCATGGCTAATGATCTTCTTTAAGGCTAAAGAGATCGTTGTTGTTGCCAATAAGCAGAAGAACGCACAGGGGTTTATTCGAAAAGTTAAACTCTTAATCAAGAAATCCCCAAAATGGATGGTTCCCAGAATTGTTAATGATAACAAGGGAAGCATCGAATTATCAAATGGGTCCAGAGTAGAAGCAGAAGCGACAACATCGGATGCCGCACGTTCTGAGTCCTTGGATCTACTTGTCATTGATGAAGCCGCCGCAATCGACACACACAAAGCTGGTGATCTTTGGGGTTCCGCATATCCCACCTTATCTATGGGTGGATCTGGTATAATTATATCAACTCCAAAAGGCGTTGGTAACTTCTATCACCAACAATGGCTAAACGCAATCAATAAAAAATCAGATTTTAATCCCATTTATATCCACTGGACAGAACACCCAGATTATAGTGTTGACACAACCTATATTTGTGATGGGTGTGATCATGATTTCGGTTCAGAAGAGCCAGAGCATAAGATATGTTCTGTTTGCACAGAGGGTATAGTTAAACCACACTCCCCTTGGTATGATGATCAATGTACCCAACTTGGTGACTCAAGAATGATAGCTCAAGAGCTTGATTGTAGTTTCCTTGGGTCCGGTGAAAATGTTATTGAGGAAAAATATATTGATATGGCCGAAAGTGGAACATCTCCACCAATACGCACAGAGGGATTTGATAACAATCTATATATTTGGCATGACCCAGACCCCAGTAAGACCTATTTGATCATAGCAGACGTTGCTAGGGGGGATGGAAATGATTATTCTGCCTGTCATGTGATTGATTTGGTTGGAATGGAACAAGTGGCAGAGTATAAAGGAAAACTCCCACCAGATATATACGCAAATTTTCTATGTGAGCTTGGGACAAGATACAATAATGCCATGTTAGCAACTGAAGCCAATAGTATTGGTTATGCTACATGCCTCAAGATAGTTGAAAATGAATATCCAAACATATTTTATTCAACAAAAAGCCAATTTAATTCTAGAGATAGGAAAAAATTAGAAAAGGCTTATAGGAATAAAGCAAATATGGTTCCGGGGTTTCAAACAACCTCTGCTAATAGACCACTCATTATGGCTCAGTTAGAAGAAACCGTTAGAACTGCATCAATTAAGCTTAATTCCATTAGAACTGTATCAGAGTTTAGGACTCTGGTTTGGAATAATGGAAAACCAGAAGCGATGTATGGATATAATGATGATTTATCAATGTCTTTGGGAATTGGTATACTAATTATAAACACAACCATTAAAGATATTATAGCTAACAAAAAAATTGTTGAAGCTACATTAGAATCTATAAAGAATAGTTTTTCTGTTGGAAACGATGCTATTCCGCAATTAAATAAAAGCGCACATCAAAGTGCAAGGGTACGTCCTCTTACCATGGTAGATAGTGCTGGTAATATTGAGGATATATCTTGGTTATTGAAATAAAAGTGAGAAATGAATGCCTGTAAACGATAGAAATACGCCTAGAAGCTATTTTATTGATCAAAATTCAAAAGGTGTGTTTGACACTGGTAGTGGTAAACTATCTGATAATACATTAGACCTTCCTGCTAAGTTGTCCATTCTTTTAAAGCGTGGTCTTGGTGGACAATATGTAACTGTTAATAAAAATTTAGATGCACCAACAAAGGTGAAACATCAACAGTTCATGATGGCACAATTTGCCAAGGTTACATACGATAGATACATAAAAGCCATGGCTTTGAACATGGATAGAAAGAGAGCATTTGAAGATTTCAATGCAATGGAATATACTCCAGAAATTGCATCTGCTCTTGACATTTATGCAGATGAGTCATTAACAAAGAATGAATATGGGGATGTTCTTGAAATACAATGTGATAATAGTAGAGTAAAAAATGTACTAGAAAATTTATTTCATGATATATTAGACGTTGACCATAATCTCTGGCATTGGACAAGAAACGTATGTAAATACGGCGACAACTTTATCCTATTGGACGTTCAAGAGGCAAGGGGTATTGTTGGACACATGGAGTTATCCCCAAGAGAAATGCGTAGAGAAGAAGCTTATGATGGAAACATAAACTCCATAAAGTTTGTATGGGAGACACAAGATTTAACTTTTGATAACTGGCAAGTTGCTCATTTTAGATTAACAGAGGATCAAACAAAACTACCCTATGGTACATCTTCATTAGAATCTGCCAGATTAATTTGGAAGCAGTTGACGTTAGCAGAAGATGCTATGATTGTATATAGAACTACTAGAGCACCCGAACGTAGGGTGTTTTATATTGACGTTGGTAACATTGATCCGGGGGATGTTGATCAATATATCAATGATGTCAAGAACGCAATTAAGAGAACGCCACAGGTTAAAGAAACCACAGGAAATATTGACTTCAGATATAACGCAATGGCTGTTGATGAAGATATTTTTATTCCAAGAAGGAACGATAAAAACTCTGAAGTAGATACATTGCCCGGAGCATCAAACCTTGATGATATCGCAGATATTGAATATCTGCAAGCTAAATTGTTTGCCGCATTGAAAATTCCGAAGGCATATCTTACATTCGATGAAGACATAAATGCCAAGGCTACTCTATCCACAGAAGATTTTAGGTTTGCTCGTACTATCAATAGAATACAACAATCGCTCATAGTCACATTAAATCAAATGGCCGTTATTCACTTGTATTCACTTGGTCTTAGAGAAAAGGATCAATTAACTAGTTTTGAGTTGGTGTTAACAAATCCATCCACACAATCAGAAATTGAGCAACTTGAAATCTGGTCACAAAAGGCCGATGTGTTTGGTTCAATGTGGGATCCTGATACAATGTCTCCAATTTCGTGGGTATGGGGAATGAAAAATATATTCGATTTCTCTGATGATGAAGTTAGAGCAATAGCGAAACAACAGTTTATTGAAGGAAAAATGAAAATGGAGATAGAGACTGCTTCTATGGGAGATCAATCATTTGGGGATCTTCAACCAGAAGATATGGGAGAACTCCCACCAGAGGAAGATGTGTTCCCACAAGAAGACATTGAAACAGAAACCACTGGGACCACTGAAACCACTGAAACGGAACCCCAGAAAAAATATTATGGAGATGACAATAAAAGTTATCTTGAAAATATTGATAAAATGTTGGATGTTGTTGCTAGTATGCCACAGAATATCAAAACTAGATCGTTAATTAACAACAGTCTTTCAATAGATAAGACAGTAAAAATGCTAGAAAATATGGAAACATCGTTAGAAAATGACGAAAAAAAGCCTTTAATTGGATAGAACTTTATATTTCATAAAGAGATAAAGATTTTTTAAGGAGAATATTTGTGAATTTTGGTACAATTTTGAATTCATTAACAAAGTCTTGCGTTTCAATGGTAGTTGAAAGCAAGAGAGAAGAAGCTAAAGATTTAGCCAGAAATGTTATTGAGTTTATAAACATTAAAGAAGTGTTAAAAAAACAATTCTATATATATCATAATTTATCCAGTGCAACCATAAGCAATGAACAGGATGCTAGGTTGTTTGTGGTAGAAGTGTTATCGACTCTTAACGGACATTCTTTTGATGACGTAAAGGTATATAATGCTTTACTTGAAACAAAGTTTACTCCAAAGAAAATCAAATCAACAGATTTAGATTTTAATATTTCCAACTTAATAAAATACAAAACAACAGATGGATATGACCAACAAAATTATGTTGAATGTTTGTCTAAGGTTGCACAACATGTAATGGAAGTTAAAATTAAAGACGATGAGTTGTCTGGTCTTGATGAGCAAATTAAACATTCAACATTAAGATTTTTAAAACCAAAGCATGTTATTAAATTGGGGTTAAACAAGTTTAATAAAAAATATAGTGGATTAATGGATGAGTCTGATAGAAAGCTGTTCTTTTTACTAAAATCAAAAAATGATGCTGATATAAATGTATATTATAATAACCTAAGAGAGAATATTTCGAGAGAATTTAATATCTTAGGGGACGATGTTTTTGATGATGATCTTAAAGATAAAGTAAAAAGAGGAATAAAGGAAGTTTCCTCCGGGTGCAACTTAGACAATATATTAGATGCGTATGAGTTGTTCCATGAATTAAGAAGCTTGAATGAGGTAGACAATGAACGATAGAATGATTATTCAAGAGTGGTACGAACTTGATGTTGATCCTGAAATGATACGTGAGGCAAAGGAAAATTCCGGCCCCCTTATTATACAGGATAAATTATTACAACAAGCAAACGTAAAAAATCACAATGGTCGCATATATCCAAATTCGGTTTTGGTTAGAGAAGTTGAAAAGTATAAAGGTCTAGTTGAGAAGCGTAGAGCTATGGGGGAACTGGATCATCCAGACTCTCCAATTGTGGAATTAAAAAACGTTTCACATTTAATAACAGATATTTATATGCGTGGTGACGAAGTTAGAGGTACATTAGAGATCCTTAATACCCCACCCGGACAAATCCTGAGAAATATAATTCAACAGGGTGTAAAGATTGGAATCAGTTCAAGGGGTGTGGGGACGTTACAAAGAGAGAACGATACAAACATTGTACAAGACGATTTTGAATTGATTGCGTTTGATGCTGTGTCTTCTCCTTCAACACCCGGAGCATTTTTGGTTGAAAGTATGCAATTTGATGTGGATAAGCATAATAATCTTAGAAACATTTTACATGGAATCTTGAAGGATTCCTACTTTAAATAAGGAGAACATAGTATGTCAAAGAAAAATATTATGAAGCAAGCGTTGATTGAAGCAAGCGAATTAGAGACTGCCGCAATTGAAAATGCTAAGAATATTTTAATGGAGTCAATCACACCAAGTATTACGGAAGTTTTCAGAGATATTCTTTCTGAAGGTGAAGACAAATATGAGGTTGATGATGAAACTAATGTGGATTTTAAAGATGAAGAAGACGAAGAAATAGAAGAAGGCACAGAGCACGATATGGGTAAAGAGCCTGATGCTGGTCGTGACGATACCGATGCCGCAACTGCTGGCGAAGACCTTAAAGAAGAATGGGAAGCAGTTCATCATGGTGGAGAGGGTAAAGACCCCCATAAGAATGAACCATCTGGGTTAGATGGAACATCCCCAGCAGATCAAACTACTGAAGGTGGATCTGGAGAGAAGACCGAAGATCCGGGTAAGGGTGAAGAAATCGAAGGAACAAAGGTTGCCAACGATACTTCTGGTGGAACACCAGTTCCCCCAAGTCCAGATCCGGGTAAGGGTGAAGCATCTGGTCTAGAAAAGACATCTCCAGCGGATCAAACTACAAAAGATTTGCAAGAAGCAGATGATAAAGAAGAGGATAAAGAGGAAGATTCAGAAACGGAAGCAGATAAAGAAGATGCTCCAAAAGAAGAGGCTCCTAAAAAAGAGGAACCATCTGGGTCTGATGAGAAAGAAAAATCTTCCAGTGAAGAATTAGAAGTTCCTGATGAACTTTTTGATGAAGAAAAGGGCAAGGATGAAGATTCTGAAACTGGTGAAGATGATATTAAAATGGATTCAAAAAATCATGACGATGACGAGGGCGATGAAGAACTCGATGTTGAATTTGAAGACGATGCTGAATCGGATGATGGTGGTGCAGAAGCACCTGATGATATAAGCGTAGATACTGGTGAAGATGAGTTTGATGAAGGACTCTATATGAGATCAGCAGGAGAATTCCAAAAGGTAACTCCAGCCGAATATCTGCAAACCAGAATTTCTAAGCTTGAAGAAGAAAAGGCACAACTGACAAGCGCAGTTCATGCCCTTTCAGCACAAGTAAATGAATCCAACGTATTCAATGCAAAACTTGCCTATGTTAACCAGCTTTATAATAGTGGGCTGTTTACCAAGATGGAAAAAGAAGGCATTGCAGAACGTATGGATGAATGTGATTCAATTGATGAGGCTAAGTCCTTGTATAAGAAGATTATTGTTGAAGTTAAGAACAAAAATCCTCTTGATGATTTTTCTGATACAATCAGAGAAACCAGAATTGCAAAAAATAAAAACGTAGAAACAATTGCAGAATCCTCTGACCTCACTCGTATGAGAGAGTTAGCTGGAATTCTGACTGATTAAAATAAGGAGAAATATATAATGGGACAACTATTAAGATCGGGACAAGTTGGTAATATCCAAACTCAACAGCTTCAGGAGCAACGTGCATTAGTCATGTCACGTTGGGAACAAACTGGACTGCTTGAGGGTCTGGATCGAAAGAAGAAAGGTCTTGTGGCCCAACTTCTGGAGAACCAAGCTGGATATCTTCTGAGAGAAGATGCCAACAACATGACGAACAATATTGCTGGATTCGATGTTATCGCATTCCCAATGGTTCGTAGAGTATTTAGTAGACTATTGGCGAATGACATTGTTAGTGTTCAGCCAATGAACCTTCCTGCTGGCTTGCTGTTCTATCTGGACAACCAAGTAGAAACAGGAAGAGTTGACGGAACTGACGGTACATTCCGAAGTGTGTATGACAACCATTATGATAATGGTGGACATGAGCATTCATTTGGTACTGGTGCAACGACACTTGGTGTGTTAACTGCTACTGTTGGTGGTGGAGAGTTTACTCTTCCATATTCCGGTGGAGAAGCAAGTCTTGCTAGTTTGAGAATCTTAACCAGTTCTGGTGCAACTATGGCCGCTGATTTCGGTTCGGGTACTACAAACTTCGCAATTAGTCCACAAACATGGACTGAAGATCTGTTTAAAAGTAATCAGATTAAAGTGACGATTCCTATCCTTAATGCCGATGGGAATGCTCTTGCAAAATCTCAAACGCAATATGAGGTATACGAAGATCTGGAAGCTAATGCTAACATGGCAGAAGTGAAGCTGATCGTTACTAGCGTGACTGTGCAAGCAGAATCACGTAAGATGAGAGCGCACTGGACTCCTGAATTAGCACAGGATCTTGCCGCTTATCATAGCATTGACGCAGAAGCAGAACTTACTGCTCTGTTGAGTGAAGAATTGGCCGCTGAGATTGATCGTGAGATCATTCGTGACCTTATTCGTGTCGCTCCGTTCCAAACAAGCTGGAATTACGACCGTACTGCCGCTGTAACAAGAGTTGATGGTACAATCGTTGCCGCTGATCCTGCAAGTGGCTATGTCACTCAAAAGGAATGGAACCAAACTCTGTTGACACAGATCAACAAGGTTAGTGCTGAAATTCACAAGAGGACTCTCCGTGGTGGCGCAAACTGGATTGTTTGCTCTACTGAGATTGCCTCTGTCATTGATGACATTGAGAAATTCCATGCCGCTAATGACGCTGACCTGATGCAGTTCAATATGGGTATTGAACACATGGGTTCCCTTGGTAGTCGTTACACGGTCTACAAGGATCCTTATCTACCAACGGATGTATGTCTGATTGGACATAAGGGAAGTAATATGCTTGATACTGGATATGTGTATGCTCCGTATATTCCATTCCAGCTTACCCCAGTTGTGTATCATCACAGTGATTTTACACCTCGTAAGGGTATCATGACTCGTTACGCACGTAAAGTTGTGAATAACAAGTATTTCGGTCTGATTAGAGTTTCGTTCCCAACAACTTATGCTGTTGTGAACTACTTGGCCTAAGCAATTAGTCAATCGACTGAAAAATAAATTGGTGGGGACTTCGGTTCCCACCTTTTTTGTATTTGTTTGGCATATTTACAGATGTATGATAAACAAAGAGGTAATTGATGATAGAAATTAAAATTGATAACATTTACAAAGGTATGCTTAGTGAAAGAAATTCTATATATAGAAAGCTCTCAACTAAGTGGGGAGATAAATTAGGGGTATTACTTGAAAACGAAGAGTTTCACCTATTAAGAGAAACAAACACTTCCGTTGATGTAGATATATTTCATGGTTTTGTAATGGATATAGCCAGAAAATCGTTTGCTAAAACGATAGCACCAAATATTGTGTCTTTTCAGCCAATGCCAGCACCAACCAGTAAAGTATTTTATTACGATAAATTTGTGACAACTGGTATTTCAAACACATATGTTCAATTACCAGATGCATTTATAAACAATGAGAATTATGACACATCAAAAGGTTCATATACAACATTAACAGGAGATACAGTTAGTGCCACAGAAACAAATTATCTTAGTGGTACATCAATAACCGTCCCATATTCTGGTGGCGAAGAAGGATTAACTTCGTTGGAAGTTAAAGTAGATTCACTTACACTATCTGATGCTGTTGACTCTTCGTATTCTAATACTTCAGGTGTAACTATTATTGGGTCAACCTTGGCAGATGGTGGAACTGGTACAACATATGATGATGTCACAGGATCATTTTCAATAATAACAACCGCTGACTCCAATTTAGGTGGAGTAAGAATTGACTTTTCTCCAAAACCAACCGTACCAATAGTTGGGTATTCAATGTGGTATAATGGTGCTGGGGTTTCTGATGTTAGTGTTGAATTTTGTGGGTCAACAGATGGGACTAGTTGGGTTAGTTTAGATTCAAGAACATCACAAACTCTCATTAATGGGGCATATAAACAATTTATATTGTCATCTCCAACAACATTATATTCATACTATGCAACCCAACTTACGTCACCAACTGCTAGTGTTCAAATAAACGATTTTGAAATTTTAACTGGAACCTCTGTTAGTGGGGTAGATGCTGATTTTGTTATTTCTCCACAAACTTGGACAGAAGATCTTTTTGCCAATAATGAAATAAATATGATTGTTGGTGTTTCTGGTGTTAGTGGGACAATTGATGTATACACACAATGGAAAGACTATGATGGTCTTGAAGCTTCAAGTGGTATGCAAGAAGTTTCGATGACCATAACTGGAACGCAAGTCACATCTGAAACAAGAATGCTTAGAGCAAAATGGTCTGAGGAACTTGAGCAAGATTTACATGCATATTATAAAATGGGTATTGATGATGAAATGTCAGACTTATTGGCAAGTGAAATTTCTACAGAAATAGACAGAGAGATAATTAGAGATCTCATTAGAATTGCTCCATATAAAGCAGAATGGCATTATGATATGTATTCAATGAGCGCAATTTCTGGTGACCATTTTTTCTCTGGAGATCAAAGAGATATCACTGGAATAGATTTGAGTGGGGTAACTCTTGATCAATGGGCCAAGGATTCATTGTTAACCAAGATAAACGAAATAAGCCAAATAATTAGAGCTAATACCTTTACTGCACAAGCAGATTGGATTGTATGCTCTTCAAAGGTTGGCTCAATTGTAGAGGGAATGACTGAATTTAATATAGAGGTGTTTGGACCAAGACCAGAGATTATTCATGAGGTTGGAAAACTTAAAGGAAGAATAATTGTATATATTGATCCACTATTGCCTGATAATATTTGTTTGATTGGAAGTAATGGTTTAGATAATTTTGATGCTGGGTATGTTTATGCACCATATGTACAATTTGAACTATCTGATTTTGTTAGAGATCCAGATAATCCGTTTGTGGGTGGAAGAAGGATACTTTCAAGATATGGAAAGAAAGTCATAAACAATAAGAGATATGGGTTAATTTATTGCACTTTCCCAGATGATTTTGATCCAGTTAATGCAATGTAATATTTATAATTACAAGGAGATATAATGGCAGATTATGGAAGCGGTTCAACTGAAGTAACTGAATTTACAGAGTATGCATCAACCATGTTGGGTGCACCAGTTGTTAATGTTGAATTATTATCAATACACTACACTCATGCATTTAATAATGCTATTGAGGAATACAGTAGTTTTATAAACAGATGGGCAATAAACTCACAGATTGCCAATGCTCTTGGTTTACCAAGTTCACAGGACTTTACCATGAGATGGGTGTCACAAAACTTTGAATTCTCAAAGTCCTTTGCTAAGGCATATTCTGAACAAGTGAATATTGGTGGTGAAGTTCCAATAAGGAAGGATTTTTTCACCCTTAGTGAGGGAAAACAAATTTATTACCTTCCAGACGATATCCAAATAAGCGATGTTATGTGGCAAGCTCCACCAGCGATTAATAGATATCTCGTTGATCCAAGTAATAACCCACATTGGGTAAACTATGAGTTTGGTTGGGATTATATGGGGAATTCCCTTAAATATATAACACCCGTATCGTTTTCCATACAATTGGCACAACACGATGAGGTGAGGTGGAGGACATTAAGGGGTGATTATAACTTTATAATTAGACCAGCGGCAGAAGATGCTACAAGGATTGCCCCAGATGTAACAGGGAGAACAAGAAATGCGGTTTATATTTACCCTGAACCGAAGTCGTATCATGAGGGTTTGCAGATTTGGTATTTTTATAAAAACAATGATGATTTGAATGCATATGCAAATCAGGATAGCGGGTCCGTGATAACAGATCCGGGTACAATACCAGTTGATGAAATACCTTATACGGCATTTAATTCAGATGCACAAAGATGGGTGAAACAATATTCATATGCAACAGCAAAAATAATATTGGGAAGAATGAGAAGTAAATTTTCTTCAGTTCCAATCCCAGATGCAGAGGTTTCTTTGGATGGAGAATTATTAATATCTGAAGGGAAAGAAGAGCAAGATTCATTGGAGGAAAGATTGATACTTGAACTTGAAGGAATGAGTATTAAACAACTTCTTGCTGATGATGCTGAAAATGCTGAAAGCATAAATGCAACTTTAGCGTATGTTCCAATGAAAATTTATTTTATGTAGTGTTTAAAGGAAACAAAATGGTTTTAAAACAACTGAAGGAGAAGATAATGTACGTTTGTAGGTTTTGTGGTAAAAAATTTAAAAAGATAACTCATACTCATCTTAAGAAGGAACATAACATTGGTAGTATTGATGATTACGAGGAAATTGTAATTGCAAAATATGGTAAAGATGCTTTGCTTTCTGAAGATGAATTAAACGAAAAACTTAAAGAAGTGACCGCAAAGAAGTTTGATGGATCATCATTAAATGATGTTCTTATGCAATCATTAACACAAGGAAAATAAATGCCATATAGTGGATTATCAGTCTGGTTTCGTGATGAAGAAGAAACCCTATTTAAAAATTTGGGCAGAGAACTTGTTGAAGATCTAATAACCCAACATTATACTTTATATAGGATTGATTTAGTTGAGACAGAATCAAACTTTTATGGCGAAGCAAAGACGAAAATATTCAAGGATTCTGTTGAGGTTTTGGCAAGGATCCAGATAATTGATGCTGATATAATATCTGAGGGGGGAGTTAGGCGTATGTCCAAAGGAGATATGTCTAGCTTCGTGTATAACGATCATCTAACAGAATTAGGTGTGGAGATACATGTTGGTGATTTTATCGCTTATGAGGGCAAATACTATGAGGTGTATGACCCCGGATACAATAAAGATGCAATAAATAGAAAATTTGCATCTGATAGGGATTATTATCAAGAAATATTGGCAAAGGTTGTCGATGAAAAGGTTTTTAAAGCAGTAGAAGGATAGATTGTGGTAAAAATAGATCTTAAAAAAGGCGATGTGATTTTACGTGGTAAATTTAGAAATAAAAAGGTCGTTGTAAAATCTTTTGGTTACGATGATAAGGGGCAACCCACAGTAAATGGAAAGCCCATGCTCAACTTTAGAATTCAGAAGCTTATGCCTGAGAAGAAAAAGCAAGATGAACCTGTTGCCGCATGGAAGAACTCAAAGAAAGCTAAGGAAACGAAGAATGGCTGAAAAAATGTTCCCACCGGGCGTTCAACTCTCAACATTGAGAGAACCGGACTATTTCGATAAAAAAATAAATCAACTGGAAGATCAACCAACATTTTTTCCAAGAAGTATATCTTTGGAGAATATTGATGAGGCTGTTCACATGTGGTTTAAGAATAGTGGGTTAATAATTGAGGATGAAAAAGTCCCAGTGTTTTTTCTAACACCTGAAAAATGGGCAGAATTTAAAAATTCTTGGGATTATATGGATGGAGACAGGAATATAGAATATCCATATGTAACAATACGAAGATCTCATAATCCAAGGTTGACCGCAAATCCTGTTAAACACAGAATACCCGGAAAAACATTTACAACCTATAAATTCCCAATATATACCAATTCTGGTCCCACATACAAATATTATAAGGTTCCTCAACCAGTTAAGGTTGATTTAGATTATGAAATAAGGATCTTAACTCATTACATAAGTGACATAAATACAATAAATGAAACGCTATTGAGGCATTTCGCAAGTCTTCAAGCATATTTAGATATTGACAAGCATTATATGCCGATGACGATTGATAACACAAGTGATGAGACAGACAACGATAATCTTGAAGACGAAAGAGTTATCCATACCTTATATTCAATAGTTGTTAATGGATATATAATTGATGAAAAAGAATTTGAAGTGAAAACTGGAGTTGCAAGCCTCCTGATTGATATCAAAGAAGACTCTAGCTAAAGGAGAAATAATAATGGCTGAAATTTTTGTGAGTCCCGGCGTTTATGTCAGGGAAAGAGACTTTTCGTATTACGTTTCAAGCGTTGGTAATTCTGCACTTGCCTTAATTGGGGAAACCCTAAAAGGACCAGCATTCCGTCCAACATTGATGACTAATATGAATGAATTTAGAGAAAAATTTGGAAATTTAGATCCAAATATGCATGTTGGATATTGTGCAAAATCGTTTTTTAAGTATGCTAACATGGCATATATTGTTAGGGTTCTTGGTG